TTAATTTCAGGCATAAGCTCAGCTATGATTGCCTTTTTAACTTGATGTGGTCCTATGTTATTTAGAGAAGCTATTTCATATAACCCTTCTAACATAGATGCGTTTCTCATCTTATTTCCTAACTCATTAACATATTCGTTTATAGCAGTAATATCACCCTGTAACGAATCTCTTTCTGCTACAACTTCTTTTCTTTCTCTATCAATCTCAGAGAATTTTTTATCATAAGCCACTTTACCTGCATAATTGTTTTTAAGTTCTTGAAGAGATACTTCTTGTATTTCTCCATCAACTTTAACTTCAATTAAACTTTCTTCAGCTTGTTCTTCTCTCTGTTCACCGCTCTCTTCTTTTCCGCTACTATCTTCTTCCTTAGAATTACTAGCTTCGTCTTTAGCTTCACTATCTTCCTGTCCAGACTCTCCGCTATCTTCTCCAGAATCACTACTTTGATCCTCACTACTAGGTTGCTCATCAGAGCTTTCAATTTCTGTAGCATCATCATCTCCTTCTAGATCAGTTGTTTCAGATAATTCTGAATCCCAATCCAGACTTGCTTCGTTTGTAAAATCCCTTGCGTTCATGTCTCCCATTTTTCCTCCTATTTAATACCTAATTGCTTTTTAGCAAATTCTTGTTCTTTTATTTCCTGTGGTGATGTACCCGGAATTTGACCTGTTACTTCATCACCTCTATTAGCCTGTCCTTGTACCATAGCCATTTGATGTTCTCTTGATACTGGTGGGGCAAAGTTTGTATGATGAAATACCGGAAATAGTGTTAACGTAGCCAACCTTGCTTGAAATTCAGGATTCTTTTGTCCTTTTTGTATCATAGCTTCTTCAGTCCAGAAAACATGATCTTTCATCTTAGCTCTAATATCAGGAGTAGCTTCTTCATTAAAGCTACGTGCTTGCATAGATTTTACATAAGTTTCCCAATGTGCTATAAGATCATGCCAATCTTCTAATGGAGCTACATCACGACCTGCCATAATATCCTCAACCATAGAGTCAGCAGCTTTCAACGCTTCTGTTGCCAATGATGACATTTTCTCTGTATCAGCTAGTTCCAATAACTGTTCCCACCTATCAGGAGAAACCATTGATGGATTTCGCTGCATAGCTTCTAAGATTCTTTCCATTTTTGCCGATTTAGTTTCGGGCAGACCAGTAGAATTATCGAATCGTATATCATAAGGTTTGTGTAAGTGTGCGGTATCGAAATGCCTAATAAGGAACTTGTTATTCTCACCGACAATACGAACCATACGACCATCATCCACTTCATAATACGCTCCTGCTACAGATATACCTAATCTAGCAATATCTTTTATAAGAAATGAATCTTTAGATATATCACTAGTAGCTCTTTCTGTTTCCAACTCATTTAAGAATTGTAATGCCGAAGCAGCTTTTATTCCTTTAGGAACCTCACCTCTTGAGATACCGTGTGAACCATATATTACTTGCATTTCCTCTTTTAATGTTTGTCTAAATGCGAACATATCAGGACTCATTTGTGGTGGAGTCATGTAAGCCGGTGGAACCGGACCTTGCCATTGAACCACTGTAGAGTCATTTCCTAATTGTTCAATTCTTGCAGCACCTCGCGGCATAGCTACTTTAACATGACCAGTAAGGTAGATATTTTTAGCTATTAAGGTACTTATATTGTTATACATGTTCTGCATAGCACCAATAGTTTCATATCTACTGACTCCATTAAGAACACCGGGAACATCTAAGTCGGTAAGTCTGACCAGAGGGAGTCGTCCATGCATCAATTCCTTCGGGTTCTCATTTGTCTCCAATATATCAGACATAACGAACTTAGCGTAGAAACCGTTAGGTACTTTTGGTGTTTTCTTATGCCAAAATTCTACGACTAAATTATGTTTTTCAATAAATCTTTCTGTTAGATTATCTGAATCAAAAGAATAAAATTCTTCATCTTCTCTAATCTCAGCTTTTTTATAATCATCTTTTAATTCTTCAGTTGGTGCTACAGATACTCTAAATACGTATTCGCAATCATCATATTTCTCTTTTCTTTGTAGGAATACTCTCCACGGTAATTCCACACTATAGCACACATCACCTACAAATTTTCTATCTTTAAACCTTTTATCTAATTCTTTTTCATCTATACCTGAATCTCTAGCTTCAACATAGGCAGGATGTAGATCACCTTTCCATTTATCCCATAGAACGAACAAATAAGATTCACCGAAGATTCTACTTTGCCTATGCATTTCAATTCTTTTAAAATCTATATTGTTCTCGCGCCAAAGATTATCATTAATATATTTCACTACTTTCGCAGATGCGCGATCTTGCCATTCGTCATTTACTGGTAATACTTCAACAGCAGGTTTAATTCTATTCATTTGACTAACTTTAGTTTCAGTTAGGTCATATAAATGATTAACTACGAATTTTTGCATCTTAGATAATCTACGAATATTTCTATCTCTATCTGTGGTTCTATCCATTAATCGGTTAGATACACCTCTATACATCATTAGATGTTCTCGCTGTACCCTAGCTCTTTCTTCACCTTCACTCATTAGAGCTTGAGAAACAGAACATAACCAGTCTCTTAATTCTTTTTTATTTTTGGTATTGATTTTAGAAAAAGGTTTAGAAGCCAATTCAGGGTCGGATAAACTGTTTTGAAAATCATCAAATAAATCTTGCATTAAAATACGTACCTTTTCTTATCTGTTTCTGTTGGGGAAAACTCAGGCATTTGTTCTTCTAATTCCTTAGCAAACATTTTTTCCTGTTGTTCTAAAGTTTCGTTACTTGTAGCCCATTCAGAATACTCTTTATTAGCTTTATCTATTTCAGGGTCTACCGGCATAAACTGTACGCTATGTGTTGATTTTTCCATAGCCTTAACTGTTATTGCAGCGTATATACCTAGAAATACTGCTACTAGCCCAAAAAGTAGGGCTAAACTCGATAATATAATTGAAATTGTCGGTAATGTCAACATAAAAATCCTCTCTTTTCTAATAAAAATTCAATATTCTAATAAATTCCACTACTTACGAGTGCTAATATTATAGTAATAATGGCTGCAAACAGTAGAATCTCTAGAAATGCCACACCTTTCATACAACATCATCCCAATCTCTCCAATTCTCACCATTTGTATCAGTTGACTCATATTGTAGGTCATCTATGTAATTACGTAATTTCACATACTTGCGTAATTGCCAATTATCTATAATAGTAAAGAATACATCCCAATAAAATAGAATCTTCTTTAATATCCATAACTTACACTGTTTTACCATATAAAATCCAAGTCGAAATCAGAACCTAAATCATCTAATTGATTCAATTCCTCATCTTAATTCATTGATTTAAACCTATTTTCATGCATAGGGTCTTTAACCCTAACATATTCGGTTAAAGTTGTAAAGTCATATCTGATAGCTAGATTCAAATATCTAAAACAGTCAATTAAATGGTCATCTCGCTTAGGAATCTTACCAGAATCATCCTTAGCATATTTTCGCATCTCAGTTGCCAAGTTTTCGCATCTATCAGATATAGCAACTGCATTGTGTAATAATTGATCTTTAATTAACGATAAACCATCTTCTTTGGTTCCTCTCCATTTCTCAGCAGGACTGAAGTATATATTATATCTATTTAAACATTCTGTAATAAACCAAGCAGCAGCTTCGTCAGCTACTTTTACCCAATCATCATGTAAATTAGAATTAGGATATAGAGATATTGCTTTAGTCTCACCTCGCGGTACTATTATACCGACTGAGGTATCTTTCTGATCTTTAGCATAAATTTCATCTAATATATACAATTTACCAGTATAAGGGTTAAATGCGGCAAATAGCATACCGAAAACAGTAGTACTTCCGGGATCAGCAACCCATACCCACTCTAATCGCTTAATATCTTTCTTAATTTCATTCATTAGATCATTATGTGATTGAATATGTACCTTTTCATCAAACATTGGAAATATAGCTCTTTTACCACCCGGTATAACCTTTGAGTAATATTCTAACTGTACAACATCTTCTTCACCTCTAGCGCGAAGTATAGCTATATCATGTTCAATTTGCCTTTTTTGATCTGGTAAGTGATTTATAGGATTATCAAATGTAGTTCTATCTGCAACATAACAAGAATTACTGTGCTTTCTCATATAATCCAATATTTCATTATATTGGTCCATATTCTTGTTACCTGCACGCGGCTTAGTACCGATGATAATTAAAGGTGCAGCTTTCGCAGCCCGGTTTGGAGCAAATTCAGTATGCCAACGCGGATTAAATCCTTTAAATTCATCATATACTGCAATATGCGGTGTAAGACCATTTGCAACCATGTAGTTTTCGGAACCTATACATCGTATATAACTACCATTTTTAAATCTGATAACCATATCTTGATTTGTAATAGATTTAATATATTTAGAACTATCTTCACCAAGAAATCGCTGCATCCTATTGTTGTTCCACATAATCTCTCTAGCGTGAGAGTTTTCTGGACATACATAGTAACAAGCGGAACCCGGATTTAATAAAGCATGTCTCCAAAGTACATAACCAATTAGTTCAGATTTACCCCATTTACGACCACATGATAGAAATACATCATTAATCTTACCAGAGTAGAAATCTTTTAATTGTGTTATTTGGTCCGGGTGTAGACGGGTCTTTAAGTTTACCTTTAACCCATCTCCACGCGGCTTGTTTAAATCTTCTAATATTTGTAAGGCATATTGATCTTCCTTACTTAATACTACCTTATCTACCAACAAAAACCTCTAACTCGGCTCTTAAGGCATCTAGCGGAACCACGATATTTAGATTAACAAAGTTTAAATTATATCCTGCAAATAATATCCCTACTACATTACCAAACTTATTAACAACAGGACTTCCACTATTACCGGGATATGAAACTGCTGTAGATAGTAGAGCTTTAACCTTACCTGCTTTTGGTAACCATGGAAAATTCTCAAACATCTCATTTACCAGTCTACCATCAGATATAGATTGCTGTAATCCTCTAGGATGTCCGATAATCATTACTGATTCACCAATATTGTAACCAGATGCTAATCTAAGATACTTACCACCTAGAGGTTCTAAAATACAAATATCGTGATTTTCTGATAAATATTTAATTTTCCTATTCATATTACCAATAATCATCTTTTCACCGATAATATTAACATCTTTAGCTAACTTATTTATTCTTTCTTCAAGATCTTTCTGTATTTTAGATATTTTTTTGTATAAAGGATGATCTTTAGTTAAACCCTTCTTAATTAGATTTAATCCTGCAAGACGATCCTCTAATTTCCTAGCTCTAGGGTTATTCCTAGCATTTACAACTCTTTTCATTACAGAACAAACATGATTATTTGTTACAGTAAGTCTTTTACCTTTAAATTTAATCTGAAAAGAAGAACCGATTGTTCTAGCATATCCACCAAAGTTAATTTTTACAGGATTTGCTGCTTTTGTAATGTAGTTATGAAGATAATACTCCTTAAACTCATGCATCGTGATCGGAGTCGCTGCTAGTACTCCCATCATCATTACTACTTTTAGTAATTTCTTTAAAATCTGCATCCTCAATCTCTCCTTCTGTATAAAACGGGTCTAGCTTCAACTTTGCCGTTATGTCTTTTATAGATACTGGTTTTTCAGCAACTATTTCTGTTGGATTACCTTCATCCAATCTTGTTATTTTATCTAATGATTCTAATATAACAGTAGCATCCTTAGCTTCTCTTATAGTAGGTGGGTATTCTCTTTCTGCCAATTCTCTTAATGCTTTAGTCATAACCTTAATTGCCGAATCTGACATTTGAATAAAGTTTTGCTTTTTACTATTAGAGAATTGTTCAAATAATTCAGCCCTTCTTAGCTCTAATTCCTTTTTCCAATAAGTATTAGCATGGTATGATAAAGAAGTTCTCTTTACACCATGTTTCTCAGCCAGAAGAGTTAGCGATGCACCTTGCATATATTCTTCTTTAATAGCATCTAATTTCTTTTTTGGTAAACTGCTTACTTTTGTCATTCTACTATTTTTAAATCAACCTTATTACTTTTCTCAGCTTCTTCTATTGGTACTAGAAACATACCACCAATAGCATATCCATCTTCTTCTATGATCTTATTCATTAAATATACACCACAAGTAATGAGTAATGTACTTA